GGAACTGAGTCTGTATGGTTAATGTTAAAGGATATGAAAGAGGATTATCCAAGTGAAAATGGACTCCACTATGCTAAATTCCCAGATGGTTCAGTTAAATTTATTACAAAAAGAAATGGCACTCTGTTTAGGTGGAATCCAATGATACCTTTAAAAGATAAACTGTTTAAGCAAAAACCTAAACTACAATATAGTATTCCAGTATCGAGAATTGATTATGATTGGGAATGGGTTGATAGAGATGATGAGGGTGAGGACTAAGCCACCCCTCTTTGTCCTGCTTTTCTAAACCCACCTTTTCTTTCAGTGTAATCTACATTGCGTTCAGTAAACCCAAATGGAACTTTTAAACCTTTAGGTAAGCAAAATAACCAGTATTGATTGGCAGTGTCTATGAGCCTTTGTTCAGCAGGATAAATTTGTAGTGCCTCAATGTCCTCACCAACTAATTCATTTTTAATTTGTTGAAAGTGTCGCCAGTCATTACAAATATCTTTATCGATTCTTTTGATTGCTATGTAAGTAGATTTGCCTAACCATTCTTTATTATGAACCATATCATCTGCATCAACACCTCTATAAACATCAACAATATAAATATCGTTTTGATATTTTTCACCTTTAAGACTATTTTCATACATATATTTTGCCTCTTGATGCGTAATTATTAAACCAAACTCTTTAGAAACTTTTTTAAAATAGTTAATGCGTTCATTAATTGGTAAATCTTTTAGGTTATCCTTTGGTAATCTTTTAAATTTTTTCATATCTATTTTACCTTTCTGATATGTCTTTGGGTTGTGCAGACTTGCCACTTGCTAAATGAATGACCAGTGTTTTGATTAATCACTTTACTAGCAACTTTACCTACATCAGAATAAATAGTCTGCTCTTTAAAATTTTCTCTGATGTATTTTATCAATGCACCTTTGGTCATTTTACTATCTTTAGTTATGACCTCAGATAACATTTCAAAAACTCGTTCTTTAGTTTGTTCTCGTTTTAAAATTTGGATTGATACTTTCTTTTTTCTAACAGACAAACAATCATCACATTGGCATCTAAATCCCATCTCTAAATCAACACTGGTAGGAACAAAATGCCTTTTATAATCATACTTTGGAATAGTTTGATTCTTAGAGCCTACTTTTCTTCTCAAAAATTCTGGCAACTCTAAATTATTTTTCATTTTTCTACTCCTTTATTTTTTTTTGTTTTTTCCTTATAGCCTTATTATACTATATTGGCTACATAGTACAAGTATTGTTTAACCTATTATGGGCCTTGTATAGCCTCAAAAATTAAGCAAAATTTCACCTAAAATAAATAATGTTAATAATTGATAGAAAAAATGTACTAAATAGACTAAATTGTTAATACTGTACGAATCATTATATTGAGGAAATATATTATGAACAAATTTAATTTTTTAGAAATTATTGAAATAACTTTCAAGATGGCAGGTGTGATTGCTTTCTTACCTGCTTGTTATTTTATTTTAATAATGATGATAGAAATTCAAAACAGTTTGGTGAATGTAATTGTCTGAGATAAATAAAACTAAACAATTAGAAAATTTATTTATTAGGAAAATTACTAATAGAAAAATCAGACGAATATTTGCTAAGACTGAAAAGAAAAGTATTAAGAAAAAAGTTTCTCCCCATGAGAAAGTTTCTCCACCATTGCCGGTTGAGAATGATACTAAGACTGGTGATGAGGTTTTGACTCCTATTTCCAAACCACCGGTCTTAGTTGACCCTAATAGAGATAATACTCAAGCTGATTTAATTGAATTTGAAAAAGAAAAAAGAAATTTTAAAACTGGTGAGGAATGGGCCAGACAAGGAATCGAATGGCTAAGTAATTCATCTATAACACAACCTAACTTTCTTTGGTTTATTAAATATGTAATTTTATCTGAACATAAAAGAAAGATGGAAAGGTCAGCTAGAATGAATTGGGGTAAACTGTTAGGTGAGTGGGGTGGATTAGTTGCTACTGATTACTGCTCTATTCAGCAGGCAATGGTTTTTATAACTGATAGTTGTAAAAGATATATTGCGAGTACAGTTAATGAACATGATGCAGAGATGAATGAGTTTTATCTTACCTTTGCTAAAGGTATGTTAGAAGAAATTGAATATCAAATTAGGTATCAAAAAAGAGATGGTGAAACAATACAATTAGAACGACCTACATATTATCAGATAGATGGTATTAATGTTTTATGGCATGGGTTTATTGATATTGCTTATGTTGATGCGAGTGGGATTCTTCAACATTGGATAGAATTAAAAACATCTTATCCAAGTCCAAACGGTTTCTATAAAAGAGATATTAAAAATAAAAAAACTGGTGAGGTTAAATCTCAAGGCTCAAGGATATGGAAATATCCTAGTACCCCAGATAAACCTAGAGATATTCATTTATCCCAAATGACTATCTATGCCCATACAGAGAATATGCTTGGGGATATGCTTTATGTTAATCCTAGAGAGTCAAGATTATTTAATCATAAAGATTATGAGGAATTGCAATGGGATAGATTGGCCCATGAATTAGAAATCATAAAAGAGAAAGCATTAGTTAGACAACAAATACTAATGATGAGTGATGACCCTTTAAAAATAATAAAATTAATACCACCAGAATATGACCATTATTTCTTTAAGAACATTGAACCAGAATACAAACAAATGATTTACGATATTTATAATAACAAAAAAAAGGCAAATAAATGACTGAAAAAAAACAACCTAAACCAAAAGAAGAAACTATATTAATTAAGGATTTATCTTTGCAACAAAAAATACATTTGGCCATTGGTAAATGTGCTGACGTTAGAAAAAAACAAACCGGCATGGGTTTTTCAGCAGGTTCATACAATGATGTTCAGCAAGTGGTTAAAGAGGCTTGTCAGTTTGCTAGAATTAATATTACTCCACGTTGTAGTTATATCATTGAAGACTCTAACGAAAACAAGATGATGACTGCCCAAGTGGGTTTAGTAATAACTGATATTGATAATATATTTAAAGATGAGCAAGGATTTTCTAGGCATGAAACTTTAATGATGGGTGATATTAAAGTGCCTCAAGTATTAAAGGGTAATCAGAATGATGCCAAAACCAGTGGTTCATTATTCAGTTATGGGTACAAATACCTGCTACAAAAATTCTTTCTATTAAACATAGAAGAATCTCAAGATTTAGATTTTGAGCAACAAGGTCCATCAAATGATAAACCGACTGATGGATTTAATTTAACAAACCTAAAATAAAGGAAGAAAAATGGCAGACGAACCTTATGATGTTCTTGCTAAAGGTGATAACAAAATCTTTAGAAAGAATACTAATAAAACTGACCCAAAGCACCCAGACCTATTACCGGTAGGGTATGATGATAAACTGTGGCCAACCATTAAATTTAATGAGGCTTTATTTGAAAAGATGAAAGAGAACGATGGTGTAGTTCAAGTTGCTATATATGTTCAAGATGATGACAGTTTAAAAGTCATGTTTAAGCCAAAATGGGTAAACCCAAACCCAAAGAATAAAGCAGGTGTGCAAAGTCCAACACCAGATGCACCTGCTATATCTGATGGTGAGTTAGATGATGAAGTTCCTTTTTAATGGATTATGCATTAGACATACTCCACAAAGCAGGAAACTTAATATCTGGCGATAGAAAAAGGACTCATGGTGATTTTATAGAGAACCATGAGAACATTGCAAAATTATGGTCAGGATATTTAGGGCATGATGTGTCCGCCTTAGATGTCCTCACCATGATGTCTTTACTTAAAGTGGCTAGAACTAAAGCAGGTGATTATGACCCAGATAATTATATAGATTTGATTGGTTATTCAGCTTTAGCCGGCCAACTAGCATCTAAAATATCAGAAAAGCAAGAATGAAAGTAAGTAAGAAAGAAGAAAATAATAGATTAGAGTCAATACTAATCAAAACTTATGTTGGTGCAGAGGGTGGTGGTCAGTACAAGGTCCATGCAGTCTTTGGATTTACAGACTTTGACGATAAAGGCAGGCCCATAATCTCAGAGATAATGATTAAGATTAGACCAGAGGATAGTTTGATTTCATCAATGGTTAAGGAAAGTATCATTAGTTTTAATAGAGCAGTTAATGGTGATGGTTTTGAAACACAATGTAAGAATATTGCTAAGAGTGGATTTGTAGGAATTATAGCAAATTACTTTTTAGATAATATTGATGCAATTTCAGACTTTAGTAAACCATTTAAAATATCAAAAAGTTTAATTTTAGACCCACAAAATAGACTATCTACTAATTATAAAGAAAAGGAAATATACTAAATGCCCAGACAAAATGTACCTAAGTTTATTAATAAGAGTGTTTCACACCATAGTATTGGGTTTAATCTTAAAAGACCTAAAGCAATTAAGCTAGATGAACAAATAGAAATTATTAGAAAACATTTAGAAAAAGGTAGAAAAGCTGATTATGTCGAAAAGATGCAAGATAGAATAGATAAGGGCCAGAAATATTTTTATATACCACATAACTATGCAACCAAAGGGAACGTATTGGAACTTATAGTTAATTACTACATAGACAATGAGTTGAAGAAATGAACCCAGAGGAAAAGACTTGTATAACTTGTAAAGAAAAGTTCACCATCTATCATTTAGCCCAGAGGCAAAAAAAGTATTGTAGTGGTAAATGTAGTAACGGAACGACTAAGCCAAAGAAGAAAGATATACTGGATAATGATGCTGAAAAATTCTCTGGCGAATCATAATCATTGAGTGTGACAATTAATCCAATTTAAACTTATTTATTACTTGCAAAAAATTTCACTTTAAGTAAATATTGTAGCCAGTCATGGTGAAATATAGGTGAAATTATTTTGGGATTCATTAAATTTACTGAGTTTTCTGGGGATTTAGAAACATTAACTTATATACGTCAATCTCTTTTTGCTCAAAAAACCTCAATTTTCAAGGGTATTTTTAGAAAAGAATCACCCAAAAATAAAGCAAAACCTACAATTCTAGCCATTTCTAAAAGGCCTTGTCAACAACTCGGTAAAGAGTAATGGATAAACAAATTGCCACTATTGACAACATTGGCTACTGTGTTAATTTAGTAGCCATATTTAAACAACTTAGACTAAAAAGGAAATCACTATGCCAATAAAATTTATAAGACTCCTAAATATAATAAGAGAACATTTAGAGAGTGACCCATACAGTTCTGATTCACAAATCCAAGAATATAGAAAACTATTATCTTATAGTAATTCTAAAGATGCTCAAGATACTGCTATGAGTGACCTAGAGAGGCAATGCATCTTACATAAAAAGAGAGGATTAGGTGAAACACAATGATAGATACTCTTGAAATTGAAAAAACGTGGCGAGATGATTTAGCAGGTTCACCAATTTATAAATTGAAAAATGGTATGCTCCAAACCTATATTGTTGTTGAGGGTAAGATTAAAGATGATGGGAAGAAAAGATTAACCTCTAAAAAGCGAGATAAATTATATCCCAAAATGTCTAAAATAATTAATGAGGTTAGGTCAGGTAAGATTGTTGTTAGGAAAGATGCGTCAGAAAAAAATGTAACTATATTAGCAGTTATTAATAAATTATCTGAAAAAATATTTTTAGATATGACAAACTCTAATGATAAAAAACAAAGTAAAATTATAGAACGTATAAAATTATTAGATAAGATTAAAGAAATATTAATGTCACATAAAGAACTAAGAACTATCCCAGTTAATATGTGGACCATGAATAATTGTGAAATGTTTAGAGAACAAATATCAATGTTTTCTGATAAAGTAACTCCAAGTGTTTTATTAAAATACTTTACAGAACTAGAAAAAATTATTGCCTATGCAATGATTAAATATGGTGTTGAAAAAAACTTTGTCACTGAGTACAGACAAAATAAAGAAATAGTAAGTCAAGGTTATTTTAGGGTTAGCAGGCGAGAAAGAAAACTAATGTTAAAAGAATTAATGTCTGAATGGACCATTGAAAAAATGGCTAGCTTTTTTAAAGATGGGATTTCTTACTCTAAGAATATGATATGGTACATGATGTTATATGTATTAGCGAACACTGGGGTTAGACGTTCTGAACTATTCGCCTTTAGATTTATTGATTTTATATATAGCCACAATGGGCAAAGTTATATGATTGTAGGTGGGCAAGTTGATAGGAATGGTATTAGAACTAACTTAACTAAAACTGAATCAAGTGATTATAGACAAATACCTATTGGTATGGGATTGGCAAAAAAGCTAGATGAATACATTAAATTAATGAAACATAACCCTATGATAAACAACCCAGAGGGAATAATGTTTCCTATGCTTAATGGCTTTTTTATTGGTGAGAAAACTAAAGTAGGTGAGGCTAAATACTACAAGGCTTGTACCGGTAGAAATAGATTAGATGAATTAATGACTAATGAGTTTGACTTACCTAAAGGTATTGCTTATCACTTTTTTAGGTCATGGATAGCAACGCAATGGGCCAAACATGGTATTTATACGGAATTTGATATAGCAAAATACTTAGGTCATACTGACATGAACACCACTAAAGATAGTTACATTCATGTTAATAATGGGGTTACTGAGGATATAAATATAAGTGACTTTAAGGAAAATCTACTTTTTTAATAGTTCGTCTAATGGATTTTCTGGGAAACCAAGTTCTGCTTTTCGTTTCTTTTCTTCCTCTGCTCTCTCATTTGCCCAGTGTGTTTCTAAGCATTTGTCAATCTTTGAATGATGAATGTAAACCTTTTCAATATTAGGGTACATTCTTTCTTCCATTACGAAACCATCATCACGTCTGACATTTCTATGGCATATAGGACACTTACCCAGAATACTCTCAGCAGGATATTTCTTAGTATATGGGTGATACTTATTTTTTCTAATCAATTATTTCTTTTTACTGATTATTTTATTTAACCCAGTGACTCCCATACTTGCTGAAACAACTATTGAAATCATAATCCAAAACATAGGGTCAGCAGACTTTAATATTTCCCAACCCTTTTCCATATGAGGTTGCATATAAGGAACAAAATGACAGATTAGCAATCCCAAAAACACACAAACAACTATCTCGTCTTTATAAGATTCATTTTGTGCATTGATGTGAGCAATATCTATTTTAGTTGCACCCTCAATTTCTTTGGCTCTAATAATTTTATCCTTTTCCATTTTGTGTTCAACTGCACCGATAGTTTTATCGGCAACCATTTTCACAATAGGATTCTTAACCAATGGTGCTACCACTGATAACAATGGTTTTGCAACACCTAATAATG